GTCCTGTTTAGAAGCCTCAACCTCAAGTGCCGATAGTTTGGCAGTCAGGGTTTCGATATACTTATCAGATTCTTTCTTTCCTCTTGCGAGGGCTTCAACGTCTTTGAACTTCTTGCCTTCTCCGACCAGTTCGGTTACTACGTCGGTCTGGGGGTCCTGCGGTTCAGTTCCACCCGTGTTATCAAATAGGGACATGGTTATCCTTCAAGGGTTATAAGGTCTATGACCTTCTTTATAGCCTTACGCTCACCGTTGTAGTGGGCTTGTTCATACGGCCAGGCTGCATTAGCGTAGGACGGATGGTAAGGTTCAGGGTACATTGACACTAGTAACGCTTTTAACTCATCGAAAGCGGAGGTAAAGGAGAGGACTTCCTTCTCACGCCTCTCTTGGTCTTCATGACCTTTGATCCAGAGCATCTGCATTAGAGGCCCTATCTTTTCTTTTTCTTATACGGCGTCGTAAAGTAATAGCCGCCATCACCGATCACTGTTAATCCCTTTGGAACCAACACTTTGCCGTTTTTATCTTTAGGCCTCTGGTTAGTGTTGGGAGTATTAACCTTACTCCCACTACTGTAAGAGCCACTCATACCCCAAGCGTAGTCACTCTTCTCCCTCTGAGTGGGAGACCATATTTTCTTTTTACGGTCCTTCATAGCTTTCGTCCACGACCCTGGTATAACTAGGCTATTATTTGCTGGCATCTTAAAGTCCCATCTCCGCTGCTTGCTGTTGTTCGTCTTGCATCTGCACTTCTGCCTCTTGAGTTTCCATCTGTTCAGCTACCGCTACGTTCTCCTCGAAGAGAGACTCCTCACCGAGTTCACGAGTAATCAACTGAGCAATACGCTTACCACTAAGGTGAACACCGATGGTCGGGTCTTGTACCTTCTGCTGCATCACCATCTGCAACTGCTGTACACGCTTGGCAGTTTCGGCGAAGTGACGGGCACCTACAGGTACAATCTTGCCGTTAGCAGTAATGTCATCCTTGGTGATCTCCTGGAACAGATAGGCACCAGAGGGATCATCCATAATCCTGATCTTGTCTACAGTGTTCATGTTCCTGCGACCCTGCTCAAGCATGGTATTCAGGATAGGCTCGATGAAGGTACGCTCGAACTGGGAGGCCTTGTGCTGGAAGATACGGGAGGCACCAGTAACCAGAGTCTGGACTTCGTAAGCAGTCTTCTCACCGGGGGTACGGATACCCATAGCCTCACGAGGAGCACCAGCCATCTGCTCCATCTTGTCCATGAGGTTAGCAATCTGGAAGTCGGCATTAAGAGCAGTGGTGTCAGGAGCAAGGTAGGCTACATCAGCCTCATCACCCATGAAGATACGGGCACCGGGCTTATTGACAAAGGCTTCTACGTCCCCTCTGATCTTCAGCATAGGGACAGCCACCTGGTCGAAGACGTCTGCCTTCAAGTTCTCAAGGTGGTCAATACGGTACTGCATACCGACAAGGTTATCCAGAGGCCCCATAGCGTAGAGGTTGTCAGGACGATTACGCCAGCCGCAGTGGAAGATAGCGGGGGTACCAAACCAAGACTCATTGTCCTGCACGTCAAGGACGTAGGCTCTGTCACAGATAGTGATGATCTTGTTGGTATGATAGACTTGGTTCTCTACATCGTAGATGTCACCGTAGAAGGTCAGTATCTCTACATAGGACGAACCATAGTACTGTTGGATAGAGGAGAATCCGTCAGCGGTGAAGCCATCGCTCTTGTCTACTGCACCGTCAAATCCAGCGATCTTGTTACGGTTATCCAGCATCTTCTGGAAGACCTGAGCGTAAGTCTCGTCCCCATCGTCTGCTTTCTTCTTCATCTCTCCGAGAGTGACGATAGAACGGATGACCTTTGGTGAGGAGGCAAAGGAGGTGGCGACAGGATTGAAGACAATATCGTAAGGGGATACTCGGTACAGCCGGGGGCCAACGTAGTTGACGATAACATCCTTACCTGCTTTGACAATGTTGTTCTCGTACTCTACCATAGCAAAGCAGTTACCGAAAAGAATCCAGTCATTTAGAAGAAGGGATACTTCATCAATGAACTTCGACTGACGAACCTTGTTCTCCATGTAGGCTTGGATAACATTCTTCTTGGCGAGGTTAGCAGAGTCTTTATCATCCGCTTCCCACTTCATCCACTTCATCGCCGGGAAGAGAGCAGCGAAGTAGTTTGCATGGAGGTTATCCATGATCTGAGTCATCTTGGGAGTGGTGGTCGAGTTAGACCAAGGCAGAGTCTTGACAGAGGTGGAGGTAGTATCAGTAGCATAGAGGAAGTTACGGAGTTCCTTCCACTCAGTCTTCTTGGTAGCGCGGGCACTATCCCACTCCATCCACTTGTTCGTAATCTCTGAAGCAAGGGAGTCAGGAGTTATGATAGAGGTGATATCGAGGTTCTTACCAGCCATTAAACTCTTCCACCGAAGCGAGCATTCCAGATAACATTTTCACTCTCTTCGGTCCTTATACTATTGTGCATTGGCTTGACTGCACCACCGATAGCGACTGCAAGGGCATCCTTGATGTCATCATGTGGTGGAGAGTAGCTTACCAACTCTTCTTCCAGGGTTTGGCAGTGACCACCTTGATAGTGGTACACTTGAAGGTTGTCGTAGAGTGGGCTAAGGGCTGCTTCCATGCGTTCTTCTTTGGAACCTTGGTGACGGTTGGGTTTTACCTCATCTACCTTGAGCAGCATACCGTTAGGCTTGATGTAGTTCTCTTTCAGGCTCTGTACGATGGCATTCTGAGCAGCGGTGACCTCAGCCATCAGTTTTCGGAAGGACCACTTGTTGTACAGGGCCAGAATACGGTTGAAGTACTCGGAAATGGAGTCAGTCTGGAACCGATCAATGTCTAGAACGTAATAGTTGTTCTCGCTGTCGATTCCGAGGACCACAATAGCGGTATAGTCCGAAGTTTTACGAATACTGTAGGCAAAGTCTACGCTAGCCACCAGATTAAGGCGTTTGCCTTTGAAATACCAGTATCCGTTGTCCTGTTTGAGGAACTTTCTGTCGTAATATTGGAATCTGTCGTAGGCAATGGGTTGTGAATCGGGATCGGTGGGGTTATTGTAGTACTGAGCGCGGAATTGAGTCCTATCGAGGTACTGCCCCCGCTTTTTGGCGAGGATTGGGGCATCAAACCCGAACCATTTGCCATCTTTTCGCATTTGGCGAGGCCAGAGGAACTGTCCGGTACCATCTCCTGCGTCTTCCACCTCTTTCTGGATGACTTCGTAGATAGGTTCAGAGCCAATCACGTTTCCTTGCTTGTCGAAGACATCTTCTGACATCTTCAGGAGGTCTGCGTAGAGGTCCTTGGGGTGATATCGAGTTCCTACCACCCATTCCCTTGCATCTACACCTTCGATTGAGGAGAGGAGGGAGTATTGTCTTCGGACTTTATCTCGTCCTTCGTTAGTGTAGGCGTTTTCAAATACAACCACATCATCTAGTACAGCGATATCGCAGTGTAAGCCAGTAAGGGAGGTAGTAAGACCGCCAGTAAATACCGAAGGATCACGAATCTTCTCCTTCTTGCGGTCTGGATGGTCCAGAGAAATCTCTGAGTTAGTCCATTTCTCCCTCTTACCCTCTTCAGGGAGGACATGATCTGGCCAATAGCGCCTGAAGATGTCTGAGGTCAGGATGTTCTTGATGAATCCGAGTTGTTTCTCAGCCAGATTGGCGGTAGCAGAGATATAGAGGATACGAGCGGTGGGGTTCTTGGCCAGATACTGGGCTACACGGAAGCCGATCAAGGCTGACTTCATGTGGTCACGTGGGTACAGAACTAACTGATGCTGCTTGGCACCTGGTCTTTCCCACCAACGAATCAACTCTTCGTGACAGGAACCTAGTATGCGCTGAGGATCAACCAACTTAATAAAGGTAAGAAGGTCGTTCTCAGCTAGTTCCTTAATCTCGTTCCGCACTGGACTTGAAATTCTCTACTGCCTTCCTATTCTTGTGTATCCACTCAAGGGCAGAGTGCTTACGCTGAAGCATACTCTCGGTGATTTCCTTGACAGACATACCATAGAACCAGTTGTAGCCCTTCTTCATGTCCTTGGCTTCTTTGAGACGATAGGCTTCTTCGTCCATCTCGTAGTATTCTACTGCCGCCTGAGTCTCAATCTCGTGTGACTGAAGTTCCATCTCCCTGAAGGTCTTGTTCCTGGAGAACAGTACACCGAAAGGGTGGCTTAGGCGGTAGTAAACCTCGAAGTATTCCTGTGCCCAGACCGCTGCGATGCACTTGATGCCTCGCTTGATCCAGATAGTCAGTCCTTGGCTACGGGCATTGGCACCATCAAGTTCGTCTACGAAGACGGTCTTGACCATTACTTACGACCGAAGAGGACAATGACACCGGTTCCATTTTCGAAGGTGCCGGTGGTCCAAGTCAGTTTAAGTTTATTGATAGCACCAACAAGATTGGACTTGGTCATGTTGATAGTCCGGTATGGGCTGACATGGCCATCGTCTTCACTGGTGTTAAGAGCCATGGTCTCGATATGAGTAAACATGTGTTGACCAGCCTTACAGCCAGTTAGATGGATTTTACCTTTGATACCGTATCCAGTCCAGTCACGAGACTCACTGGTTTTACCAGTATCAGCGGTATCAGCATAACCTGAACTGTCGTCGAAGGACAGTTTCAGATGGCGGTTGCTTGAACTTGAACCTTTGATAGTGTTCAAGAAGAGCATATACTCTGAGCAGCCGTAGACGTTGAGACCAGTGAACTCATAGGAACTTACGGCGGTGGGGCTGTAGGTAGCGATCTCGGTGAAGGCACCAGTAGCCAACTGAGCAATTGCCTGAGCAGTCCTCAGGGCAGTCATAGGGAGAGTGTTTTCTACACCAGCCTCAGCCTGAGCCTGAGAGGCAAGAGAGAGGTTCACTGTAGGAGTAGCACCCAGGGTGCCTGAAGTAGACAGACCCGCTCCTACGGTCAGCACCTGCCCCGTAACAGGGTATGCTGAGGAGGAGGTAGTGGCTGCGCTACCAAGGCCGAGGTTGCTACGTGCAGTGGTGGTGTTGGTAAGGTCAGAGAGGTTGTTAGAGCCAAGCATGTCACCAGTGCCGCCACCAGTGGTACCCTTCTGGGCCAGTATCTGCCATTTGACAGCAGCGAGGTCGGTAGCGAAGGTTCCTGAAGTATGGGCTACTACGCAGATATAGGAGTTACCTGAGTTACTCACCATGTCATTCTTTACATAGGCGGTGATAGTGACCCAAGGACCTTTCCACTGCGGGACTGATACTGCGTTGACGAGGACAGAACCACCAACGGTAAGACTGTCAGTCTGGAATGATCCCACGTTAAGCAGGTCATTGCCGTTCATGTCAAGGTCAGCACCCATAGCATTAGGGGTAGAGCCATCCAGAGACAGGGTGTTGTTCAGTGCAGTATTGAGTGCTGTAAAGTTAGAGTTCAGTTGGTCATTGGAAAGGAAACCAGAACTGACTGTCTTGAGGGTGGCTGTCTTAGCCATTAGACATCTTCTCCAGGTTTAAGGGTCTTGGCGTATTCCAGCAGACTCTGAATATCTTCTGCCTCAGCACAGCCTACAACAAAGGGCGGAATATCCATCTGCTTACCCATCTCGTCAAAGAAGTTCTTTGCGTTAGGAAGTTTAGATAGGCATACTTCCATGCTCTCCTGCGGGATCGGCATGTACGAGGGATGAAAGCCAGCTTTGCCATCAACAAAGAAGATTACAAAAACCCATACAAGCATCAGTTCAACCTTTCACTAAGACCAAGGCGACTGGCGTCCTCATCGTAGAGAACACTCATAGCCATTTTAGTTTCATCGTCATCCTGCTCTTTAGCAGACCGGCTACGGGGAGTATCCTGCCAACCCTTGGCCAGAAGAACTTTAGAAGCCAAGAAGGAATCCTTACCACCAGCCTTGACCTTCTCGATCATTGACTTGATGGCTACAGACTTCTGACGAACTGCATTGATGCTCCGCCATTCAGTAACCATAGGCTTGAGATAAGGTGACTCGGAGATATCGTGCCAAGTCATCCAGTCGCTGAAGACTATCTCTGCAAATGTAAACTCAGAAGGATCGTCAAGAGTGTATGCCATGTAGAGTTTGTAGAGGGACGGGTATCCTTCTCGGTCTTCTTTGGCATTTGAGAATAGAGCATTGTGCTTCTTATCGTAGGGGCTGAGTTCGATGAACAGGTTACGAGTACGTAACTTGCCGGTGGGGGTGTAGAACCTATCTCTTGAGTACATCATTCCCAATATCCGCTGTAACCGATGTTGATCCCGATAACCCCGGACGAAACCAGCGCCGTCACCTGCATGGTGCGCATGGCCACAACCACAAACTCGCCGGGGTGAACGACAAGCGGGGTCTGGAAAGAGATCGCGCTTTGCCCGTTACGGGTTGCTACCGTGCCCACAGCAGCCGCTGCGGCAAGAGTGTCGGTCATTGGCAACCATATCCGGCGGGGTGATTTGGTGCCGATAGCCGCGCCGCCAATGGCGTCTGCCGTGGCAAGGGACAGGGCGGTTGAACCGATTGCAATGAGGTAGCCAGTCACAAAGCCGCCACCTACAAGGACCGTGGTGACAACCGCCGGGGAAATCATTAGGTCGGTGATAACCAGCGACCTTGCGTCTGTAGCCTGCCCTGCTGTCTCCGGGATTGCAGGAACCTGAAACG